GTTTATGTCTCCGTTATCCACGTAGCAATACTGAGGTGTGTTAGCAAACTTCTCAGCGTTACCCTTTTTAACTTTTACTTTCATAATCGAGCCATATTTTCTAACGGTGGTAGCAAACACCCTATAACACTTATTTGTGTGTTTCTGACCGTACCACTCCACGTAATCGTACTTACTTGACAGTTTTACAATTTTCTGAAACTGTATTAACTCTGTAGCAGAGTTAATAGTGTCCTCTACTGGTGTACCGTTTATCATGTACTCACGTAAGGCTTTATTGACTATCGGTAAATCATTATCAAGTGAGCTTAATTTTTTAACGTAAGCACCCTTAGCCTCTATCTCTCCGTCCTCATTGATAAACAGGTAGTTATTAACGTCTTTCTGGTACACCTTAGTTATGATAGGATCAAAAGCTAAGCTAACACCTGTAAGCTGCTCCCACTCATAACAAATATCATCTATACGCTCGTAATCATCCAGTGACGCCAGCTTAACTATAAGACCGTCTGTGTTACTCTGGATCAGCGTACACTCGCCCTCTAACATCTCAATTAAGAGGAGTAAAGCTAACTGACCTGTGACACAGATATTATTAGCCATGAGTGGATCATACAGAGCGTTGTACTTATCTTTCATACAGCCATAGGCTTTATTATTACAGAGCTTATAACCGGCTCGCTTAGTAGCTAACTCAGGGAATTTTTTAAGTCTTATCGACTCTTTTCTCATCATGTCATAACGCTTTTTACCCTCGTCAGACGTGCCTCTACTAAAATAGTTATGACCGACTGTTAAGCTAGGGTAATACTGGCTAACGTCAATGTGTAAAAAATAGCCCTCTCCATAGTATTTAGGTCTAGCTCCATGTAAACCACCCCACGCAAAGTCATGCTTAACACCGGCAACTTCTACAGATAATTTTTTACTGTAAAGCTCTTTCTTTTCCTCATCCGTAAACTCTTTAGTGGTTTTAAATTGTCTGTACCAGTCCACTACGCTACGGTATTTGACAATTTTGCTTAAGTATGCTGGGAAGTTTAAGTTAAACTCGTCTTTACAGTCCACTCTCTGAGCTTGCATAATTTCAGCTACTAGCTGACTCTGTGTTTTACCCATATAACTTATGGGCAGCTTAAACTCGTTTATTAGCTCTAGCTGTACGTCAAAATCACCTTTTAACTGGGTAAAGAGGTTAATAGTTTCCTCTACGTCATTACGACAGTATTTAACTGTCTCAGTTATCTCCTCTGTCGTTAATTTACGGTCTATACGAAAGTCCACGCCTGTCTCATAAATATTATGTCCTTGCATAGCCTCCAGCTGTTTTAAGGACGTGTTAAGCTGTAACAGGTCATATGTGATAAGTGGATAGTCTCTAAGTGTGCTACTAAACTGGTAGCCCTTAAGACCTTTTGTAATGATATGCTCGTTTATCTCGTAAGGGTTAAAACCGGCTAAGATACCTCTAAAAATCCAGCTATCATAATCTCGTATGTTGTACCCTACAAAAATCTCGTTTTTATGAGCCTCGTAGTAATAACGTAGCTCAGCTGGGTTATTTACTATGACCGTCTCTTTTTTGGTAATAGGGTTAGCTATGACACACAACCAGTCATATTTAAATACTTCAAAGTCTATAAAATGGAGTGACATTTTATTTTGCTCCTCTCTGCGTATTTCTGCATAACTGTTGCTATTTTTTCATCATTAAATTTTTCATACACTGAGAGACTGTAATTTATACGCTCTCTATTTTTATGTCTTTTCTCTAAAAATTCCTCAAAAGTAAGGTTTTTAAAAAACCCAGCCTGATTACAGTAAGCTGCATAATCTGTATAAAAGTCTTTTTTCTCACTTCTATAACACTCAGCGTCTCGCATTACATAAGGTAAACACTTATTTTTTCTACACCACTCAGCTCTTTTTATGAGTAACGCTGTACTCATATCAGGGTGAATATAGATATAAAATTTAATACGCCAGTCCTGAGGTATATACTTTTTCATAAGCACTATTTTTTTATCCAGTAAAGACTGATATTTAGGATCATCAAAAGCAAAAATATATTCTGACTTAAGGTACTTTAACTGTGCCAGTAGTTTCATATTTTCATCAGTAGCTAACCTAAAATCTAAACCCTGATTAAAGTCACATTGTATATCGTGATCTATTAACCACTGAAAAACGTCACAACAGCCTTTATAAGCAAAAATATTATTGTCTAAAGCTATAAATTTCTTATGCTTAACAATGTCCTCTATACGGTTATACTCTTTAAGTTTTCCCTCATATTTAGGCACTTTACAAAACCAGCATTGTCTGATACAGCCTCTTGTGATAAAACCATAACTCGTATCTTCATCTGGAAAATAATAAGGCTCACTCATTTCTATTTCAGGTGGTAACTGACGCTCTGGAAAATTAGAGCCTATGCCACCGTAAGTAACGCTGTCACAGTTAATAACTGTTACTCTGTCCTTGTTAATATCAAAAATATTACTTATATAAACCTGATCGTAACCGCTGGCGTCTATTGTCTTTTGTTTCTTGTGTGGATAACCGCTAAAATTAAGGTCTATCATTTCCACCTCATTGTTTTTACTGTAATATGTGTACATTTTTCTTACTGCCATATTCCAGCGGCTATCTATGTTTATTAGTAGTATTTTCACTTTTTACACTATCCTCTCTAGGTGTAAATTAAAGAGGAGCTGACTATTTACAGCTCCTCTATGTAGTTATTAAATGTCAAAGACCTCTTTAACGCTGATAGAGTTAAAAGCCTCAGGATCGTACTCTACGTCAAGCTCTACAGCGTCAGCCACTTCCTCAAAAATGTCTAACACTAAGTCACTAAACTGTGAGTAATTCTTAAACTCTACCGCTACGCTAGGCTCTAACTTCTGTAACCAGCCGATAGCTGAGCTGATCATAGTAGCGTCATTCTTAGTACCGTAAAGTACACGATTTAAGAAAATACACCACTTTTTAAACTCACCCTCTAAAATACGACACTGTACCTTAAACATAGGTCTACCGTCTTTAGTAGCTCCTACCTCCATTTTTTCGATCTTTACAGTGTAGTTACCAGCCGGTACTTGTTTGTCTGTCTGAGGAGCGTTGTTTTTTGCCTCCTCTAGCTGTTTGCTTAATTCTGCCTCGTTAATAGTTGCGTCAAATTTGCTAAAATCCATATTCTTTTTTCCTCCTTAATATTTATAAGTTTAGTTTTTCTAAACTTTTACTTTAAAAAATTTTGTTATAGTCAGGTGGTACTCTTACCCACCCCTCAGCGTCAGGCTCTACCTCGCCTCACTCTGTTCTTACTCGTCTGCGTCTAGGTGGTGTCTCCAGCTCTGGAGTCTTAACCTCGTCAAACGGTACAGCGTCAGCTCCTTTAGCCTCCTCGATACCAGCGTTAGCTAATTTACTACTGTTTTCTGCCTGTACCTCCTCACGACTCTTACGCTGCTTACGTTCAGAGCGTGGTTTAGGTGGCTCAATATCTAAATTCTTATTGATCTCGTCTATCTCAGCCATTTCTGAGTCACTTAAGAACAGCTCACCCAGCTCGTAATAGTTACGGATTTTCTCGTCCACATATTTAAGGTCATTGTTAATAGCGTAAGAGCTAAACATACCCTCTGGACTCTTTACAGTGTCTTTACCGTTATTCTGTGTTACAAAAGCGTACTGACCGTCAGACACAGCTGTTTTAAGTACGATAGTAAATAAGCCCTCTGGTGTGATTTTTTCATCTACCAATTTACCGATAGTTTTCATTTTTTCTACACCGTTTTCGTCTATAGCGGTATGACACAATAAATATACGATAGTATCAGCCGGTAAGTTATTAACTTCCTGTACTACTAAGCTCCAAAAATTCTGTGCGATTTCTGTAAACTTATCAAAGCCCTTTTCTGTAGCACGTCTCATAAACTCGTTACACATTAAATACTGAGTATCGTCAATTACGATCACTTTTTTGTTAGTGACCTCCATAGCCTTAATGATCTCACTGTACTTATCTGTTACCACCGTCTCAGTAAATTTTTTACGGAATGGTAAAAGACTTTTCTGTACTGAGATAAGACAAATTTCGTCCTCGTTAAAATTTTTCATAGAGTAGCTTTTACCTGTACCACTCTGTCC